GTGCTAGTAAAGAATGGAATTTACTTGATGAAGGTGCATATGAAAATGAATATCCGGACAGTTGTGAGATCTCACAACTTCATGCCGGTGAACAAATTGTTAAGGTGGATGAAGTATCTGATAATCAACTAGTCATAGAAGCTGACGAGTATCAGAAAGATTTTGTACTCAATCGTGTCAGAAAGGCACCATATCAAGATAATCGTGGGTTTGTAGAATAACCCGATATAAATAACCCCGGCTATCGCCTAATGGGATAGCTATTTTTATACTTGCTGAAAAGGAGCATGAATATGTTTATGAAAGATTTCGATAAGTTTTTTGTTGGGTTTGAACCACTAATGAAGCGAATTTCTGATAATGCAGAACAAGCGCTTAAGCTTGCTGCATCCAACTACCCACCATATAATATCAAGAAGATTGATGACAACAAGTACGTCATCGAAATGGCTGTGGCTGGATTTAGTCGACAAGATCTTGAATTAGAACTTGAAGATTCAAAGCTTATTATCCGTGGTAATATTAAGTCGGGTGAACCTGCAGAACAGGATTCGGTAGGTGATTGGACATGGCCTCAGGTTCTTTACCAGGGACTTGCTATGCGTCCATTTACTCGAACATTTACACTTAATGATAACGTGGAAATCAGCAATGCGGAGCTAATTAATGGGATTCTTCGTATTGTTCTGGACTATATTATCCCAGAACGAAAGAAAACAACAAAGATTAAAATCGAGGAAGGAAGTTAATATGACCGTTTCACCAACAGTTCGATTCTCAAGAATGAGTGTGTTTGTTATAACTAGTATGATTCTTATGATTTACGGTATGATTTTCGCACTGTAAGATAAAATGAAAAGGGGAGCTTTTTGCTCCCCTTTTTAGTCAGTTCCAAAGATTGAATTGTTTAGTTTTTGCAATGCGGTCATCAAGACCGTGAGTTCCACCATTAATTCGCTTTGTAAGTGCTGTAATTGTAGCCTCATCTAACCCTTTGTCCGCAATAGACCAAAGATTATTTTTATTAAAAAAGAATAGAGCAGACTCAAACGCTAATTCAGAAGATACAATGTCAGGATTGGTCATTACATCTGGACGACCTATATGGTCAGCAAATGCCTGATAGTTTGACTTACCTGTAAGTTGAATAGCGCCTCGACCTCTGAACTTCCATCCGTCACCTGAAGCCTCGTCTCCATTACCCATTCTGTTGGCATAAACTTTATTAGCAATCTTCTGAGGATTTTTTGCATAACCGTTAGTTGATGCAATTGTAGGAAAGTACTTCTTGAATGTCTTGATTAGACCTTCAGCGGAGTAGTTTAAATTTTCAGAGAATAACTTAAAACTTCCAGTCTCATGAGCACATTGAGCCAAGAAATGTGCAGCTCTGATGTTGGAAAGTTTAAAGTAAGTTCGAGCGGCTTTATATGTAGTTGGACCCCAGATGCCATCGGCGGTCACACCACATTTGGTTTGTAGATTAACTATCGCTGACATCGGTTTTCTTCTTTCTTGGTTTCTTAGGTTTAGGTTCTTCTACTGGTTTGGTTTCAGTAAGTTTCTCTTCAGTTTCAATGATTTCAATAAGTTCATCAACAAGTTTTAATTTGTTTCCGAAAATACACGACTTTAAATAGTTCCATAGTTCAAACATAATTAAATCCTTATTTAGTTGACATTTTTATTAACATGGGTTATTTATAAGATATAAGCAATCAGGAGTGGCCATGCAGTTTTATACATCCGTAGTTCAACAAAAAAACAAAATGCTTGTACGAGGCATTGACAATGGCAAGCCAGTCAAGCGCATCTATGATTACTCGCCATATTTATTCATTCCTACTAATAAAGAGACAAAGTTTAGGACACCTACTGGTCAGTCTGTAGGTAAGATGGATTTTGATTCCATCTGGGATGCCAAGGAATTTATTAAAGAGTATGATAATGTCGAGGGTATGCCAATTTATGGCATGACTAATTTTCTATATCCATTCATCTTTGATCACTTTCAAGGCGAGATCAAGTATGATCCTTCGCTCATTTCAGTTACCTCATTGGATATTGAAACCAAGGTTGGTGATGAAGATATTGCAACGGCTATTCAGAATACACCGAATGAGGTAACTGCCATCACAATCAGTCGGAATGGTTTCAAGACTGTTTTTGGTTGTGGTGACTTTGTAACCGACGATCCCAAGATCACATATCTCAAGTGTAGAGATGAACAGGCTCTTCTACAGACCTTCCTGAGTGTCTGGAATTCGTCTGACTATTCACCTGACGTTCTTACCGGTTGGAACGTGGAGTTCTTTGACGTACCATATCTGGTTGGTCGTATCATTAAGATCCTCGGCGAGGAAGCCGTCAAGCGCCTAAGTCCTTGGGGTCAGATTAAACCATATGAAGTCGAGATCAAAGGCAAGAGAGTCACATCATACGAACTCAAGGGCATTGCTGTTCTTGACTATATGGCTTTGTACAAGAAGTTTACGTACACAAACCAGGAATCATACCGCCTGGATCACATTGCATATGTGGAACTTGGTGAAAATAAGATCAACTATAATGATGAAGGTTATGTAAACCTCAATGATCTTTATGCCAGAAACTTCCAACGATACATCGAGTATAATATTCACGACGTTCATCTGGTAGATCTACTCGAGGACAAGATGAAACTCATCGAGTTGGTCTTTGCCATGGCATATGATGCTAAGGTAAACTATACTGATACTCTGGCATCAGTCAATCAGTGGGATGTTATTATCCATAACTATCTACTGCAACAAAACATCGTCGTTCCTCAGAAGTCACCTTCAATTGTATCCGACCTGGTTGGTGGTTACGTCAAGGATGTACAGACTGGAATGCATCGCTGGTTGGTCAGTTTCGACTTGAACAGTCTATATCCTCACCTGATCCAGCAGTACAATATCTCGCCTGAAATGTTTGTCAAGCGGATTCTTGGTTGGCCTTCAATCGACCAGATACTTGATGGATATGAATTACCCGACACGAGTTATTCTGTCGCGGCTAATGGTTGTGCTTATTCCAAGGACAGACAAGGCTTCCTTGCTGCTATCATGGCAAAGATGTATGATGATCGTGTTGTCTATAAACGCCAGATGCTCGAGGTCAAGAAGGAATATGAAAAGACAAAGAACAAGGAATTGCTCAAGGAAATTTCACGACTTGACAATCTTCAAATGGCCAAAAAGATCCAGTTGAACTCGGCTTACGGTGCGCTTGGTAACAAATACTTCCGCTGGTTCGACATCAACCATGCCGAGGCTATTACAATGTCTGGTCAGTTATCCATCCGTTGGATTGCCGACCGTATGAATGAGTATCTCAACAAACTCTGCAAGACCGATGGCTTTGACTATATCGTAGCCTCCGATACTGACTCGATTTATGTCACTCTGGCTAACCTTGTCGATATGGTCTTTGAGGATCAATCTGACACCAAGAAAATTGTGGCTTGGCTTGATAAGGCTTGTAAGGAAAAGTTCGAGCCATTCATTGACAAGTCATATCAGGATCTTGCTGATCGAATGGGTGCCTTCGCTCAGAAGATGCACATGAAGCGTGAGTGTATTGCAGACAAGGCAATTTGGACTGCAAAAAAGCGCTACATTCTAAATGTTTGGAACCAGGAAGGTGTGGCATATGAAACCGCCAAACTGAAGATGACAGGCATTGAGGCGGTGAAATCATCCACACCTCAGGCTTGTCGTGATGCTCTCAAGAGTGTGTTCGGTCTGATTATGAACAAGACCGAGGCGGATCTTCAGGCATATGTGTCTCAGTTTAGAGAAACATTCAAGACACTTCCGTTCCAGGACATTGCATCACCTCGAGGTGTGTCTAACCTATCTCAGTATGTAAGTCGTGGTGCCGAAATGTACATCAAGGGAACACCGATCCATGTCAAAGGTAGTATTCTCTACAATAAACTCATTTCGGATCTCAAACTCGGCAATCGGTTTGAAACTGTTGCTAACGGCGACAAGATCAAGTACTGTTATCTCAAAAGTCCAAATCCGTATGGCACAAATGTAATCTCGTGTCCTGCAGAATTACCTACCGAATTTGGACTGAATGGGTACATTGACCATGATCTACAATTTGAAAAGGCTTATCTTGATCCTCTCTCGATTGTACTCAACTCGATTGGTTGGTCCGCAGAAAAGAAATCCACACTTGATAGCTTCTTTGGATAAGGAATGATTTATGAACTTTGATGACGACTTTGGTTTTACAGCAGTAGATCAAATAGACCTTGATCTGGATGATGGTTATAGAGATCGTCTATACAAAATGTATGGTCTGATTGAACCACTCATTAAGAATTTACTTAAAGATACCGATAAGGATATCATTAAGTGGCCCAACAGAAAAGAGAAGCTCGAATACTTTCTCGCGCAACTCCAAGAACTGTTGGATAAATAACCGTGAGGGTTAGTGACCCTCTATAAAACAATCAACAAGGAACCAACTATGAGCGACTTACTAAACCGCATGCTTAAAGCAGGCTCAATCAAGTCAGTAACACTTGATGACTCCGCACTCTTTAATGAAAAAGATCAATGTGCGACTGAAATTCCCATCATTAATCTAGCGCTAGGTGGTAAACTCACCAGTGGTCTAATCTCCGGACTTACTTTTCTAGCCGGGCCCTCCAAACACTTTAAATCACTTCTAGGTCTTGTCCTCGTCAAGGCTTACATGAAGAAGCATAAAGATTCAATTTGTATCTTCTACGATTCTGAATTTGGTATCACTCCAGACTATATCAAGTCAAATGGTATTGATCCAAGCAGAATGATTCACGTTCCTATCGAGCATCTAGAGCAGTTGAAGTTTGATATTGCCAAGCGTCTAGATGAACTCAACCGCGGTGACAAGGTCATCTTCTTCATTGACTCGGTCGGTAACCTTGCTTCTAAGAAGGAAGCTGAAGATGCTCTAAATGGAAATGCCGCAGCTGATATGACTCGTGCTAAGGTCATGAAGTCACTCTGGCGTATTGTTACTCCTCACTTGACTACCAAGGATATTCCTTGCATTGCAGTCAACCACACCTACCAGACTATGGAAATGTTTAGCAAGGCTATCATGTCCGGTGGTACTGGTGGTATGTACTCTGCTATGCAAGTGTTCATCATCGGTAAGTCTCAGGAGAAGGAAAAGATTGACGGCAAGGATCAGCTTGCTGGCTATAACTTCACTATCAATATCGAGAAGTCTCGCTTTGTGAAGGAAAAGTCTAAGTTCCCATTCACGGTAAAGTTTGCCGGTGGTATTAACAAATGGTCAGGTCTACTTGAACTTGGACTTGACTCTGGTCATGTTATCAAGCCTAAGAATGGCTGGTACCAGAGAGTTGATATGGAAACCGGTGAAATTGGAGAGAAGAGTTATCGTGAAAAGGACACTAACTCAGCAGAGTTTTGGAATCCCATTCTTGAGTCTCCATCATTTAACAAGTTTGTTGAAACAAGATTCCTAGTCAGTAATAGTACTCTTGTATCCGATGAAGATGATTCATCAGTATATGAAGATCTAGACGAAGAATAAGATAATCATATCGGTTGACATTTTACTCGTTATTTGATATAGTGAGTAAAATGTCAACGATAACAGGAGGTCCGATGAAGATAGAACAAGTAATTTTCAACAATTTGCTATATAATGAAGATTTTGCTCGCAAATCATTGCCTCACCTAAAGCAAGAATATTTCTCTGACTTTATTGAAAACAAGATCTATTCTACTATTGAAAAGTATGTTGGTGAATATAACAAGATCCCAAGTAAAGAAGCAATCATCATTGACCTTTCCAATGCTAAAGGTATTACTGATGAGCAATTTGCCAAAGCCAAGACTTATATTCAAGACATAAATGAACCTGAACGTCAGGACATAGATTGGCTTGTCAATCAGACTGAAAAGTTCTGTCAGGATAAAGCAATCTATAATGCAATTGTAAACTCAATCAAGATCTTGGATGGTGATAACACAAACCTTTCCAAGGGTAGCATTCCAGGTCTATTGACTGACGCACTTTCAGTCTCATTTGATACCAGTATCGGGCATGACTTCCTCGAGAATGCCGATGCTCGATATGATTACTATCACACCAAACAGCATAAGATTCCATTCGATCT